GCCTCGCCCATACAGCACGAGCACCCGCGTCATCTCCAGAAGCAGCCAGACGAAGAGCTTCGGAGGCGTAGGGCTGAACAGCGTCTTCAGCTTTCCACTGATCTTGCGTCCGACCACGGGTTTCTTGCTCGAAGTTCATGTCCTGAGCCGTGTCCACATTGCGGAGACGGTTGCCCTCAGTCTGAAGCAGAGCATTCGTTCTGCCACCGAGGAACGCGAGGTTCTCAGCAGTCAGTCGAGCAGCTCTCGGATCTTGCAGCATTCCCGGCAGGGCTTCATCAAACGCAGCTGCGTCTGTGATGCCCATCGCAGTACGCATCAGCTCTTGGTTCACCCGATTGGTTTGGATCGCATCGAACTGATTGACAGACTGTTTCAGTCCACCAAACGCACTGTCCAGCAGATTGCTGAACGTGCGAAAGCCCTCAGCACTTCCTGAGAAGTCTGGGGCATTCACATCACGCCACTGAAGTTGAGCCATGTTCTATTCCTTAGCCCCCACGAGTGGCGCGGTTCTGTTGGATGTAGGCGTCACGGTCAGCAGCAGATTGGCCGTTGACGATTGCCCGGGTATTGGCCCGATCAGTTAGAGCCGTGTTGTACGATCTAATCTGGTTGTTCAGGTTCGTGTTGGCGAACTCTTTCTGGAACCCGAACTGCTGCTTGGCCAGTTTCTGGGACTCGAAAGCAGCCCACAGCTTGCCGATGGTCTCAAGACCAGACAGGCCCATGTTCAGGGTACCGAGGTTGGCACCCAGACCCTCGATACCGAGGAAGCCCGGAGTAGCACCACCTACCCCAGCACCACCCACCTTCGGTAGATTGGAGCCAGCAGGCTGCACTCCAGGGACCATGCTCAGCGGATTGAGGTTCGTCGGCGCTTGAGGCGCGAACATCTCGATACCACTGCCAAGGCCACCAGCCATACCAGCAGCGAAGGGAGCGAAAGACGGGAGAGCGAAAGCAGGTTGCATAGGAGTGACCGCTAGTTAGTGGGGAGATCGAGGCGCAGAGTCAAATTAGCGAAGTTCGCCAGCATGTCGAAAGACAATTCAGCGATGTCACTTCCCGTCATTAGTGTTCTGCCAAGGAATGCGCCGGGGCTTTCCAACTGAAGCTGCTCCTGTCCAGCCTGAGTGAGGCGGAACGGGTCGATGATGGAGTTAGCATAGCCTACATTATCTGCATAGCGTTGCTGAAGCTCCTTCGACTGTCTTTCGTAATCTTCCATCAGGTCTTGAGCTTGCTGACCGTACTCAGCAGCCCCTGCTTGAATGTACCCAGCAACCCCACTCCCCACCGAGTTAGTGAGGTAGAACAGGTTCTGAGCACTCATCATGTTACCCCACATGCTGGACAGTGATTGTCCGGCTTGCATGGCAGTTCCGATGTTGATGGCAACGAACGAGGCAATCATAGCCACGAGCATTCCGATCTTCTCGCCCAGCGCCTCCACTGCCACATAGGTGATCAGGCGGGTAAGGATCATGGCAGCGACCATGTTGGCCACCACCCCAGCAATCACAGCAGCCAGACCTGTCAGTCCAATAGCGATGCCTATGGCAGCATTGGCCCCCAGCAGACCGACAGAAGCACCAATACCAGCACCACCAGTAACCACGGTGATCACTACAGCCACGATGAAGATGACCACTTGGAACCAGCCTCGCTGATACCATTTCTGCTTCACGATCTGGTAGCAGTTGAAGACCAAGTAGGTGCAGGCAGTTGCCATCTGCGTTGCATCAACGAGAGACATCTCTTTGAAGATCTGAGCATGGAGCGGGATCAGGAAGCCCGTTTCCCCATTCTCCTCCTCTGGATCTTCGAACGCCTCACCCGAGGTGATCTCAACGCTCTTGCCGTTCCAGATGTGGTTCTTATGAACCAGACCAGTGATGGTCAGGCACTTCCAGCTGTCCTCAGTCAGCTGCCACCAGATTTTCAGTTCGTTGCGCTTCAGGTCTTCTCTGTCATCCCCGAACAGCTGGAAGAACGTAGCCGTAGTGTGACCCATAGGAACGATGGACACCTCGCCCGGCTTCATGCCGGGTTGGCCAAGACCAGACCCAGTGGTTTCCGCCACCGTCTCCCAGTCGATTTCCATATCGAAGTTCAGGATCTTGTCGGAGGTCTTGATCCGGGCGTTCGACGCCGGAGGCGTCGAGAAGCCCGGTATCCTTGGATAGGTTCCTCCACCCGTTCCAACGGAGCCACCCTCATCAACCACCAGCTCTTGCTCAGCGACCCAAGTGTCCCACGCATTCCGAGCTGTGGTGTACTGATCGTAGCGGGTCTCCCAGCCAGCTGTATCCGGGGGATACACCACCCCGATACGAGCAAGCTTGTGGAAGTAGTTGTAGATGTACTTCTTGCAGGCGTTTTCTTTTGTGTTCAGCGACACACCAAACACAATGTAAGCGAAGTCGATGTCACCGACAGAAGGACTGTCAGCGATCTTCTCTACTAGATCGTCCATAGAGGCACCGAAGGCTTTCTTGTAAGCCTTCTTGCTCTTCTCATAGAGTTCAGGGTGACTGCTGTCACTCAAGAACTCGTTGTTGAGCCTCACAGGGATGAGCGGGAAATAGCCATCACCGACTTCATACTTGCTGAGAAGGTGGTCAAGGGCACCACCAATGCCAGTCTGATAGATGAAGATCTTCGGTTCCCCGAAGTTTGTCAGGGTTCTTTCCTGCGTGTCGATACGGTAATCCCGGGATCTGACCAGCACATCCTGTTCAGTCGTGACAGATCCCACAGTCGTGGTTTCCGTCTCGATCACATAAGTCTGGTGGAGCCTGAGATATTCCGTCTTGTCGTAGCGACGTCCATCCACCAGACCCATGTATGTGGTCTTGACGTTCATCGACACATATTCGCTGAAGGTCTCAGTCTCAGCCGTCTCCACGACCGTGGTCACGCCACCAACCGTGGTTGAAACCTTCCTCACCAGACGAGCAGTTCGTGGGGTCTCCTGATCCCCAGCAGATCTCCAACCCGTCAGGGAAGGAAACTCTCCCGTGGATCCCAGATCAATCGTAGCTCCAACGACAAGAGGGTGAACCACTGCACCAGTGTCCTGTCTGTACAGGGCGTAGATGTAGTAGGAGCCTTTGTAGTAGTCGTTGATGTTCACCAGAATTGGAAGCGTCTCACCGTCAGCAAAGCTGATGATGATCTGCTTCTCGTTGGGGTTCTCACCGTATTCGTAGTCAAAGTCTGCACTCCAGTCGTCGTGGACCCGACCGGGCAGGTTCTCGTACATCCACTTCATGGCCCAGTACGTTGGGTCAACGGATCCAGCTTCGACCCAAGAGACCTCTACGGGCGTGCCCACCACACTCGAAATGGCAGCCTCAACCTCTGAGATGCTCAGTTCTCTGATCGAGCGAATGGTGTCGTTCGGGATGTCGGCTTCAGGGAAGTTGTTCTCAGCCCAGTTATAGAACCGACGAAGCTTTGCTCCACCACCGTTGAAGTAGCCTCTCTGGATCGTGTCAACGACGTTGAAGTTCCTGTTGCCCACCATGTTGCCAAGGATGAGCGACTTCAGGAACTGAGGTCGATCTTCCTCTGGCCCAGCCATGTTGTAGACGACTGAGGAGACGTAGGTTTTCTTCCGAGAGGAGAACAGGCCCATGACCAACAAGAGGGGGCCGAAGCCCCCCCATCCCATTTACAGATCGTTGTTGGCTTTGATCGTCGCCAGGACTTGATCCAGGTTTGCGTTGGTGAAACCAGTAGGCGGTTCAACGCCTTCGTCAATCGTCTTCATGGTGATCCATGCGTCGATGAACGGACGAGCAGCCTTGATCTCCGCATCTCTCTGATACGAGGTGATCTGCTGAGCGAACAGGCTCTTCTGCATTCCCAGAAGACCAGCGACCGGGACACCATCAGTCCTGTTGTTCGAGGTTTGGGCACGAGCAGCTTCGATCTGTTCCCGGACCATATCGGTCTGGGCTTCGAGTTGGGTCACCTGCTGAGGCAACATGTTCGTGTTCGTGTAGTTCACGGTCTCAGTCTGAGCCTCGACCATGAGGGTCTGCTTCTCAAGCTGGGTGATCTGCTTGCCGAGCAGTTCCACCTGTTGAGGGAACATATCGGTTCTGTTCAGCACAGCGAGGTCAGCAGCTTCCGTGGTCACACGGATTTGCTGGGCAGCCAGCAGCTTCTGCTGAGGCAGCAGCTCTTCGAGCTGATACTTCGCCGTGCAGTATTGGACGCTCTCAGTGGCCAGACGCATCTTCGTGAGGGCGTAGTTCGCTTCCTCATTCCGAGCTTGGATCTGGACCATAGCCAGCTCGACCTTGGCCTTTTGCAGACCGACCCGAGCGATCACCGCTTGGATCTCAGTCAGTCGAGCTTGCTGTTGAGCAGTGACTGCCTGCCAGAATGCCTGATCCTTCCCCAGAAGGAAGGACACAGCGTTCGACATGGCTCCTTCCACCAGTGCCGTGTAGGCCTTGGTGTATTGCTCACCCGTAATCCGGTTCGCCTCATACTCACGGGTGAGGTGAACATTGAAGCCCTGCATCAGGGCATCAAAGGTTCCGTTCCCATCGATCCTTCGTTCAGTGAGGTCTGGGTTCGCCAGACGCACAATGTCGGAGAAGATCGGGCCTGTACCCTCAGTCGCAATCTCATACTCCGGTCCAGTGATATCAATCACAGGAAGAGTGATGACTTCTCCAGTGAGAAGTTCGGTTTTGAGATCGTTGGCTAGAGTGCCAGCACCGCAATCAGGCATGGGAACGGTTCCTCAGAAGACGCTTAGTTGATGCTGCCAGCAGCGATTTGAGCAGTGGCGAGCTTCTTGATCTCGTCAGCAGTCAGGGGCGGCAGGACTTCGATAGAGAACTCCCTGACCCAAGTGCTCTCAACGATCTCACCGCCAGTCCGCTTGTCCTTGCGGGTGCGGATGTTCAGGAAGCGACGCTTGTCCAGCAGCTTGAACAGGACGTAGGGGATGTGGAAGCCCTCATCCGTTTGCTCACCGTAGGGGATGAACTTCTTGACCGAGCCGAGGAACTCGTTGGCGACGGTCAGGACTTCACCCGGCAGGTTGGCCTTTTTCGGGTCCATGTTCGTAATCCGAACTCGGATCAGACGCATGTTCTCAGCGATCAGGCGAGCACGAAGCTCCTGCTTGGTTTCGTCACGGCCTTGAACCATGACTTCAGGGGCATCTTCTTCAGCAGCTGCAACAGCAGCTTGAGCCTTGGGTTCGTCACCGAACGGGTTCGGAGCTTGGGCAGTAGCCAGCTCAGCGTTCTTCTCATCTTGGGCCTGTCGCTCAGCGATCTTGGCCTTCAGAGTGCCAAGGCTGATGTTGCCCGAGATGTTCATGCCCATTGCACGGGCACGGGCACGCAGGCTTTCCAGCTCTGCTTTCTCACGTTGTTCAGGCGTCATGTCATCGACATCGCTGATGTTGGCTTCAGCAGAAGCTTCGACCGGAGCAGTTTCAGCAGCCGGTTCGGCAGCAGTCTCTTCAGCACTGGGTTTGAAGGGCGAGGTATCCATTGGGTCATCCCGAGGGTCAGTTGATACAGGGTTCTTATAGTGAAAAGGGGAGGCCCGGAAGCCTCCCCCTCCACTCAGTTCGCTTCGATTAGATCGGAGCGACGGTCTTCGCCAGAGCGATACGTTCCGGGCGCTTGGCCAGGAAGCCGTAGTACCACTTGATCGAGCTGAAGCCGGACTCACCGTAAGGATCGTTCCGATCAGCCGTATCAGCACCCGGCATCTTCGTCAGGATGGAGAACTTCACAGTCTTGCCATCCGATTGGAAGCCGATGGTGGCGAACGAGTCGTCACCAACGACCAGCAGCGGGAACACGTCGTAGCGTTCGTCGCCACCGACCATCGAGGTACGGTAACCGGGGTTCGTGATGACCTCGGCACCAGCACCCGCCCAGTGCAGCATTTCCGGGACTTGGACGATGCGGAACGCATCGACCGAGCCGATCTCGCCGTTCAGGAGAGTGCCCGCATCACCGTAGTGCTGCACAGCGATGAACGCTGCGTTGTCGAACAGATCTCTCATGCCCTTCAGGATCGGAACGACTTCCGAACCCACGAACATGACACGGCCAGCCGGGATGACCTTGGTGTCGGTCAGACGCGAACCGACGATCACCTTCGTCTGCTTCGGGGTGCGGTTGTCCGTGAGGATCGCATCCAGTCGCATCAGGTTCCGGTAGCTGATGATGGAGGCCGGAGCACCACCAACAACTTCACCGATGATCTCGTCCGTGTCCGTCGCAGCACCGGCGTAGAGAACCACGCCAGCGTTGGCCAGCAGGTCCTTTTGCAGGACAGCTTCGGTCAGCTGGGTCGCACCGTCGAGCAGTTCACGGCTCAGGTGTTCCTTCAGCATGTCGTCCGAGTCGAAGTCCAGCGACTCCTGCGTGAATTCGGTGAAGAAACCGAACTTGTGCAGGCTGCCTTCACGAGCCAGACGGGTAAAGCCGACGCGGTTCACTCGGCCACCGTTCTCCGTCAGGAGAGGCAGTTTGCCAGTGATGGTGCCCACGTCCTTCGACGAACCATACAGGTTGCCGTTGGCGATGGTGACACCGTTGGCGTCGATGCCTTGGTCGTTGATGTTCCGGTCGTCCAGCAGCGGGACGTACTCGTAGACCTTCACGGTCTTCCCGAAGTTCTTCGGGATGTTCACGACAGAGGCGAGCGGCAGGAAGAATTGTTCCTTCCGGGCCGTGATCAGGGCCTTCTTGATCCAGTAGAACGTGTTCATCTGGTCCGAAGAGGCGCTGTCGATCGAAGACTTTTGGCCGTCGATGGGAGCGTTGTAGTTCAGCATAGCTTATGAATTCCTGTTCAAGACGGAGGAGAAAGAGCCAAGAA